TATCATAATATTGGCGAAAGATTATCCGCTATTGAGATGATAAATAATCATATTGTAAATTTCAAGAGAAGGTGTGCAAGTTTTACGGATATAATATATAATAAACTGCTAAATTAACGGGAAATGAAAATTAAGTTATAGAGTTATCAAGGTATGAATATTAAAATATGGTAGAAAAATTTCAAGGATTAGAAGAGTTGCTGCTAGCTGAATTCTCAGAGGATGATCAACAATTATTTATAAATAATTTTAAACAATATCTGGAATATAACGCAGATAAGGATTTTGTGATAGATCTGGATAATGTTTATAAATGGATGGGATTTACACAAAAAGGTAATGCTAAACGATTATTAGAGAAAAAATTGGACAAAGATATACACTATACAATATCTGGAATAACATCAACAGAAAATATGTCTGGTGGATATAATCGAGAAATTATATTAATGACGCCAAATGGATTTAAGGACTTATGTATGTTATCTAATACTGAAAAAGCAAAGTGTATCAGAAAATATTATATCAAAATGGAATATATATTATTTAAAGCTATGGAATTATCCTTACAGAATACAAATAATGAAAATTCTGAGTTTAAGAAAAAAATATTATATCTCGAGGATAAAATTAAAAAGAGTAATCCAAGAACTAAGATAATTTATCCAGCTGGTGAGTCAGTATATATATATAAGATACATTGTACGCCTGATTTATATAAAATTGGTAGATCGGATAATATGAATAAGCGCGAACCATCATATTATTGTCATAGTACTTGCGGAAGTATAATATATACTATAAGTTGTAAAAATAGTAAAGCTCTAGAATTAGCATTACATACGAGATTCAGCGATTATAGATATAATAATAGACATGATTGGTTTATTATCAAATTTGAAGAATTGCGGGAGTCAGTAGATAAAATGCAATTATTGATGGATACTACTCCTGGTCAATTTACTATAAATTTAGATGCACCTGTTTATAATTCTATTGTAGAAGATTCACAATCGAAACCAGATTTTGATAGATTTATTACAGAATGTTTTGATATAGATAAGGAGGGTAAATCTACATGGATAGATATTATATCGCGATTAAGATTATGGACGCGTAATAATACCGATTATAAAGATGAATTAGCTAAATATTTTATGGATAAAGGATATATACATACCTTTATCTATGATGATGAAAATAAATGCAGACATAATGGTTATAGAGGATTAAAGATAAAACCACTACCTGGAATATTTGTAACTGAATCATCTTCTATCGAGGAAAAATTCCTATATGAATGCTGCGAAACATCTATAACGGGGCGTATATCAACAAAACAATTACGTAATAAGTACTTTGAATGGCGTAAAAATAAGGATCCATCATTTCCTGCACGAAATATCGCTGATATGATAGATATAAAGAAAGTATGTAATCGTCTATTTATGGCGGCGAATGTACATGATGGGCAACGTATCCGTGAAGGATATTATGGATTCTGCCTAAAAGAGTGTAAGAATGTGGGAAAGAAACATAGAACTAATGGAAAAAAAATAGATCAGCTAGATCCAAAAACTGGAGAGATAATAACAACTTATGGTTCTATGCAACATGCTGCGAGTGAATTAGGAATTAGTATATCCACAATAAGTAGATATCTTGCTGAGGGTAAGCAATATAAGGAATTCCTATTCAGACTTGCGGAGAATTAAATGAACATAATATTTTAATGTATATAATATTTGAATTCTATTTATTTTTTCACATATAATACTCCTTCTCACTTGTGAAAAGGTCAGTAATATAAATGTATATATCATCCTATACACATCAAAATTGTCTGATACTTGATATTTCACATTATTAATTCGTACTATAAAGAAAGTAAATATCGATATCATCGATGATATTCAATAATATATATATATATATAAAACTTACAAAAAATTTTAATTATTGGCGATTATTTAAACAGTATTAAAATTACTTGTTCTTTGAATTCTCTCACATGCTAGGTATAAATTGCCAGCCTAAATCCGCACATATATTTTTCCATATCAATTCTTGTTGATATAATTTATCTCGCGATTTTAATAATACGAAATATTCTAAATATTCGGTTTCATTTAATAATTGCAGGAACTTATATAATACATATGAGTAACTGAGAAAATTTTTCCGCGATTTTGGCGCATATTTCAAGAAAGGGGTCTGTATATCACGGAACATATTGCGCAATTTATCCTCTAATTCCGCGGTAAAATGCGGATTATTGCGCCCACTAATCCTATTAAGAATAAAGGCGCCATGCTCATAATATCTATTAAATCCATTCGCTTTTAATATGGATTTAATCTTTTCGGTAGTGAGTGATGCCATATTAGTTATTTTATTTTTTTGTAAATCGCGATATATAGTATTAAATACTTCATCGGGTATATCTGTAGTTTCTTTGCCCTGTATTTGATTAATCCATTCACTAAAATGATTCATGCGATTATAGCTGAAATATGAGATCTCATTAGATACTTCGCTACAAGTATTGCGATCATTCTCTATAAATATATGCTTTATCATATTACAATTAGGGCAAATAATAACTGAATCATTTAAATACTCCATTATAGTCTCACAATTCTCGCATTCTGGATTTATATCTTGATTATCCTGATTAGAGTCATCAATATATTTATTATCTGTCAAATGAAGATATTCACGTAATGCGGTAGATCTTGCCGTTGTATCATAAATATTTACATTCGTATCAAAAAAATTAGTCAAATTTATAATATGCGATTTATCTTCCATATCGCGATTGTAATAGTCAAATAGTAAATCCGCTATTTTATTATAATATTCTATCTCATTTTTGCCCGTTTTAATATCCTCTATTAATCTCTCTAACTCATTCTCGCGCTTTATTAATGCGAATTTATCTATATCTTCTGCACCATTTAATCCTATTGAGGCAAGCGTCTCCTTTATTGTCTCTAACTCTTTTTCGAATTTCTTTAACTGCGCGGCATTCTTACGGAATTCCTCCGTTTTCCGCTTATGACATAGGTCCAATGTTTGATTTATTTTATCATTATTATTCTTTACTCTATTTTTCATACGCGGACATTATATATATTATCGCGCATAAATTATAACACACTTTTCTACTCTCTACATCACTTTTTTATAATTATATTAATTCGCCTAATTCTAATATATCATCCTCTAATAAGCTACTCAGCCATAGAATAGCAGATATTGCTATTGTTATACATCCGAATATTAAAGTTATTAATGCATATGATGATCGCTTACTTTTTTTATTTTTCGGTTCATATAATTTATATGCTACAAGTAATAATATTAATCCTATTACCATAAATATCCACCATACCGTTACTTTTTTAGATAAATATAGCGATAGTAATATTATAATTATAGAGAATATTAATAGTATTATAGATAGCATTTATTAATATAGGATAAAAAAATGATTTAGAAGTTAATTTATTTTCGCCACTTTATTATAAATGAATCTACGCCATTCCGCTACTAATATTATAAATTCCATACTATTACGGGATAGTTCCGATAATATCAAAAAATTTAAACGCGATCATTTATATTCTTATTATTTACTTATGATCGCTTATATATATCTAATAGTACATACTTATCAAACCGTTATTATTCCCGCGATTAAGAGTGGCGAAAATAGATGCAAGATTACTGGCGATCCTATTAATCGTCGCAAATTATATACAGTAATTGGTATTCTATTTGCATCTATAATAGCTGAATTTATGGGATTCGCGCCATATTATTCGCGCATGTTTATAATTATAGGAATATTTATGCATATTATTATGGCAATATATATCTATTATTCTATTATTTGTTAATCCTTCAAAAAATTGAAATAGCTATTATTATCAAAGTCTTTAACATAAAACTATGTCACAAATAGTGGATGAAATGTTATCTATAATGGGTAATATACCACAAGATGATATAAAAATTATTGATCCAACATGGAAATCCAGTGATAGATATACATATAAAAATATCACAATATCCGCGAATTATATGAGCGATCAAATTATAACATATATTTCTATCAATGATACTATAACTATAAAAGATGAAGGTGCGGTAATATCACAACTATTAGAGTTTTATACCGCGGAAACTACTAGAATTTTGCGAGAATGGTTCTCAAAATATCGGGCAAATTCGGGTGTTTGGACATTAGCGCGTAAAACGCTGATGGAGAAATTCTGCAATATCCTATATAGATTTATTGGGGAGCAAGGATTTATAATAGATCCTACCGATTTCATATATAACTGCATACAATTATTGCGTTTATCAGAGAGTAGAAATACAGTTGCGGATATATTTCATATAGGTACTAAGATATTATTATATATGACAAAAATTAATCCTATAAATATTTGCAAATTATATATAGCGATGATTAAAAATGATATGGAATCTAGTAATATAGATTCTATGATAAATATATTTATAGACGCGTGGATATCCGCAAAATTATCCGGATCTACTAAATATGAAGCAAATATCTTAATTCTATATATTCGGATTGTCGCAATATTACGGGTAGATAAAAGAATTATACAGTCACGATTTAAATCTAAAATGGATTATTTCGATTTAGAATTATCCCAGATACAATGTCGCGAGATTAATAATATCTTATCAACTATAAATATTATAGAAGTTGCAAAACATGCGATATTTCTATTACATCTGAATGATATTGATAGTCGAGATATAAAAATATTACTCGCTGATATTTATATCCTAATCGCTAATATTCTATCGGAAAATCCCGCCAATCTTAGTATTACTAAAGAATATAATACGAAAGCGGAAAAAATATATACTGAGATCCAAGATTATTTTGGAATCGCACAGATTTATATATCTGTAGCGGCTTTAATAACAAAATATTCATTTGATACAAAATATGGCGGAGCAATTGATAATTTACTCATCGCGCATAAAATGTTCAGCGATTTACATCTATTATCCTCCGCCGCAAATACTCGCCGTTTATTAGCGGTATTGTACGCAGATTTATATAATAAATTTACTAGAGAGGCTAATATGCAACTAGCAGAGAATTATTTAATGTGGTCTATCAATAATTTTACTAGAACAATTAAAGAAGCGATAGATATTAATAAATCCGAATTAGTGGCATCTAGCTATTATGGACTTGCTAAATTATATGAGATACAATTTAATTTTACTAAAGATCCAGAATTAGTCCCAAAAATAATTATGAATTTTCAATTATCATATGATTATTATAGCAAAAATAATGATGTATCTATTAGAACATCTATCAGTGTTATACTATTTATGATCGCGATTGAATCCGCTAATAGATATAATACGGATAAAATCTCACAGCAATTTGAGATGGTTGATAGATTATTCTCTAGACTATCAAAGGATTCATCAATCGTGAGCCATAATACTATTGCTATAAAAAATATGATTAGCGATTATAAAATTAAATACTCATCATGGATTAATCCTTTAACTCAAAATAAAATAATATTTGGTAGCGGAAAATTATTCGCTAGTTAATTCGCTAAAGTAATGATTATTCTTACTATTATTTATTAATTTTTGTATATTCCCTATTATATATCTTATATTCCCGGATATATATATACAATCAATATAAGGATTTGCCGCAATATTATCGCAAAATTTAATCATATCGCGGATATTTGCTTTATTCTTTTTATTTCCTATATGTAGCGTATATTCTATCAGATCTTTTGAGTCTTGTAAAAATTTACATGATCCTACAAATTTATCATACCATTGGCGATTTACTGCGCGATTATAATAGAATAATCCAGCCAATCGCGTTATTATTAAATATAAATTAAAATCGCGCACATTATATACCATTATCCTATCTGTCATATCCTTATCTATTAGTATATTCTTAAATACTACATTTAGCCATATCTCATCCATACCATATGCAAATGATAAATAAGACTGACTAATATCTGATTGCGGATCTATTTTATCTGTGCCCTCTATTTTTCCATTCACTATTTCATTAAATGCATATCGCTTAAAATCTATATAATTAATTGCGGCTATTATATCCTGTTGTTTATACATATTGGTTATATATTTATCCCATAACTTAGTGCTAAATATTTTATCCCGTTTGAACATCATTAATCCTGCGCAAAACCATGGATATAGTTGCGAGTCTAGACTCTTATCTCTATAATAATCCATTGCATAAAATTGTGCCATTGTTGGTCGCGATATTGTGCATATTAATGCGCGTGATTTGCGGAATTTATCTAATAGCTCAAAATAGGGGCGATAATATGCATTATCCGCATCAATAGTTATTATTACCTCTATATTTGGCGATTCTTTATCGAATATTGCATGAAATCGCATGAGAGTTCCGAATAATTCCATATGATATTGGCGCGAATCAGATTGCGACTTATATCGCGCATAATCAAAGCGGATTAATTGAACGCGATCCATCTTCCGCATTCTATCTATTATAGCGGTATGTTCTTTGCGACGATATACAGATTCATCATAGTATAATCGGAAATAACTATTAGGTGGATAGGGTCCATTCTTATCCTCAAACATATCTAGATTTTTATTTATATTCTTATAGAATAGCGCGGTTTTAGATTCTGTTACATCTTTTACAGCGGATACATCGCGGGATAACTTACTATAACCTTCCTTATAAAATAAACAGGCGCTGATGCAAATATATTTATGATTTGGTTCCTTGAATTCGCGAGTTAATATATTCCTAACGCTTTTCATATTATTATATTTATAGATTATTATTATATATTTTTGGATCCATATAATATCCATATGATTCATATGGTCTAGGATTGGGGATCGACTGAGCGAAGAGTATTTTCCTGTCTAAAATCTACTAATTTCCATGGTCGATAGTTAGATAGGACTATTCCGGTAATTATTACTCCTAATAATATAATTGATGAAATAATTCCCGCAGATAATAAAACGATTGTTATTATTAGTTGCTTATTTTTTTCTTCCCTATCTGTAGCCCTCTTATATTTATTAAGGGCTTTAGGACCATAAATAAAGGATAGAATAGCGATAACAGGTAAGATGAGAAATGGCCACATATTTTATATATATATGCACATTTTAATTTATATTATTTTGCCAAAATTATTTTCTTAGCATATATTAAAAATGGCTGGAGGACTGATGCAGCTTGTCGCCTATGGTGCCCAGGATATTTACCTCACCGGTAATCCTCAAATTACATTCTTTAAGGTTGTATATCGTCGCCACACAAATTTTGCCGTTGAGGCCGTTGAACAAACCCTTAATGGTACCGCTAACTTTGGACAGCGCGTAACTTGCATTATCTCACGTAATGGAGATCTTGTAGGCCGCACATATCTTGAGTGTGATCTTGCATTTACTGCAGATACTAATATATACGCAAATCCTGGATCTGCTATGATTGATAATGTAGAGGTGCAGATTGGTGGCCAGATGATTGATAAGCATTATGGCAAATGGCTTGAGGTATATGCTCTTCTAACTGAGGAGAATGTAGCAGGTACTACACAAACACTTACAGATGCCGCATCATCTCTTCATGCAAGTGGAACCAAATATCAAAATATGGCATGTCATGCCGGTGTAGCTGGTCAATCAGGTACATCAGTTGCTGGAATTGAGAAATTCTTTGTCCCTCTCAAATTTTGGTTTAATCGCAACCCAGGCCTCTATCTTCCCCTTATTGCCCTTCAATACCATGAGGTTAAGCTCCTTATTACATTTGCAGCTCGCGCCGATGTTGCTGCTGCTGCTGCGACCTCCTTTGGTGTTAAGGTATGGTGCGACTATATCTATCTTGATACCGATGAGCGTCGCCGATTTGCCCAAGTATCCCATGAGTACCTCATTGAGCAAGTACAAACCCAGGATTTCTCAAGTTCTAACTCTTTCACACTTACATTCAATCATCCCGTTAAAGAGCTTATCTGGGCTGGATTTACTGCTACTGCAACTGATGTTGCTGGACCAACAACCCCTCTTGCCACCGCTGTAGTAACTGGCGCAAATTGGAAGCTTGTTCTTAACGGCCAGGACCGATTCTATGAGAGAGATTACAGATATTTCACTCGCGTCCAGGTTCATCAGCATCATACTGGATATGGTGCGGTTGTACCTGGAACTGCCGGTCTCACTGATGCAATTGCCGTCTATTCATTCGCCCTTAAACCTGAGGAACATCAACCTACCGGCACATGCAACTTCTCACGTATTGATACTGCCCAGCTCAAATGCACCACAGCAACTGGCGTATCAATGACCGTATTCGCCGTTAATTACAACGTGCTCAGGTTAATGTCAGGGATGGGAGGTTTAGCATATTCTAACTAACAAATTTCCCCCCATAACTTTACTAGTGGTAATTTTGAAACAATACCAAATTTGGTATTAAACCTCTATTTTTGTACCGAATATATAAAAATATTCGCAATTTTAATTAAAAATTGAATTAGAGATTTGTTATACAGAATATTATAAAAAAGATGGCAGAGAAGAAGTGCGGAAAGTGTAAGATAATACAGAGTCTTAATATGTTTATCGGTACGCAAAATAAGATCATTGGAACCTGTAAAACATGTATGAAAGATGATAGTGATATTATTCCATATATATATAAATGCAATAAATGCAATATAGAAAAGACTATTGATAGATTTATTACAAATAATGATAAATTTATTAAAATTTGTCGCGATTGTACTAAAGAAGTAGATCCAGAACCTATACCAGAAGGTATGAAAAAATGTAGTCGTGATAGAAATCACCCTATATATCCAATTGAACTAAATAGTAATAGTAAAGAAAAAGGATGTCCTCTATGTAAGGATGCTAAAAAAGCGTCAGAAATTAAAAATATCGAAGCAGCTGCAAGTAAGGGTATTATTAAATGTACTAGTTGCAGTATAAATTCTAAGGATAATAATATTACAGAATTTGAAGGCAATCCAAATGGAGGATATTATAAACAATGTATAGAGTGTCGTGAAAGAAAAAACAATAATAATAGAAAAACTACTAAAAAAAATAAAAAAAATAAAGATGATCCAAAATTAGCGACAGAGAATAAAAGATATTGTTCTGGATGTGGTCACCCGCATGATTTATCAAGATTTGCAAATGATGATGGGACCATATCAGATAATGCGACATGTACCAGAAGACTGAAAAGAGATAGATATAGATATAATATTAATATTAAAAATATAGAATTCCGCGAGAAAAGGAATGCTAATTTTCGCAATAAACGCTATGATAAATCATATAGAGAACGCAAAAGAGAAGAGCTCGGAGATGTCGCATATAAAAAACTTATGACAGACCAACATAATGATTGGGTACATAGAAATCTAGATCGTGTCACTAACTATCAAAAAAATACAATTAGTATTTGTATAGCTCGCAATAAATCATATGCCGCAAAGCGCGGAATATTATGGGATATTACAGATGAAGATATAGAATTTATGGCGGTATTACCCTGTTTCTATTGTGGAATAGAATATACAGATCAACTACATAATCCTAATCGACTTGATAATACTAAAGGATTTATTCGCAGTAATACAGTACCAGCATGCTCTACTTGTGCATTAATGAAAAAGGCGCTAGATATAAATACTTTTATAGAACGCTGCGAATATATATCTGGATTAAGATTAGTTAGAAATGAAGAAATATGGCATGATATAAAGTATGTCAATTATAAGAAATATAAAGATCGCGCAGAAAATAAGGGTATAGAATTCTCTATAACTGAGGAAGAATTTAATATATTAACTCGTGAAAAATGTATCTATTGTAATAAGGAAAAAACGGATACACATACTAATGGAATAGATCGCTATGATAATAGTATTGGATATGTATTTGATAATTGTGTATCATGTTGCTTTGAATGTAATACTATGAAATGGCAATTTACTTATGATAAATTTATGGATCAATGTAAAAAAATTGGTATGAAAAAACATAGATATATTGAGAATATAGTACCAAATAATAGAAGCGCTATAAGAAATACTACACTATTACGCGAACATAATATCGTAAATGTAGAAAATACTAAAGATGAAATAGACGATATCGATGATATTGATAATACTGAAGGAATTATAATCCTTGAACAAGAATAAAAATTTGAATGTGGTAGTTATTTTTATTATTTCTATAACAATTTATTATAGAATGGAGGCGAAATTAGATAATTTACACCGTTATATAACGCGACCAATAATATGTCAATTATACCGTATTGGCGGAATAATAAGCAATGTAATGGCGCAAAATGGCGATTGGTACTTGCATAATAGAAAGATACGTGCAGCTCATCAATTAATATACTATGTAAGTCAATATGACGAACCATTATTTTCATCTATTATTAATAATGCATATAGAACTATTAACACGGATAAATTACCATTTTATATATTAGATAATAAAATAAGGAGTACATTAAAAATAGATAAATACCAATATATAACATGTTATATTCGCAAACATAAATGTTATAATTATATGAAAATGGTATATTATAAAGCATATATAAAATATAAAAATTTTTATATACCATCAATAGGATATAGTATTAATATACAACATTCTTTAAATTATCGCAAATATTTTGCGCGTATATTTATAGATTTAATGCCAACATATAATGAAAAATTAGTAGATTATAGCATATCATATAAATCACACCTATTAGTACATGTAGAAAAATTTGATGAATTTCTAGATAATGGTAATAATAAAAAAATAGTTATACCATATAATAATGAAAAGGTTAAATTGTATATGAGATACTTTGGTATATCTACATATTCATATATTTATGACCAAAATGGCACAATATCAAGATGTAAAAATAAATATGAAATATATGATCCATTAGATAGGCCTCATATACTAGATGATACTGATATTGATCTATATTGT